ACTAGTTATACTGCCTGTTACAGTTGCAAAACTACCATTATTAGTGTTGTAGCCACCATCTGCTGTGATAGTGCCTGTAGTTGTATCGTCAGCATCTGCTCTTAGATACTTAGGGTCAGTCTGTGTAGTAATGTCAAAGGATGTTAGGTAACCCACAGCATCGTGATCGCCCCAACTATAGGCTGTATCCCAGTTAGAAATCTTAGTCGCATCTTCAGTCCACTTAGTGCCAATGCTAGTAGTTACTGTAGTAGAGAAGTTAGCATCATCGCCTAATGCAGATGCTAGTTCGTTTAGGGTATCTAAGGTAGCAGGTGCAGAATCTACAAGACCGCTAACGGCTGTGTCTACATAGGTTTCAGTTGCGTAGGTGCTAGAGTCTACACTATAAACACCCGCACCATTTCGCTTCATTAAGCCGTTGCTAGTGAAGTCTCCATCTACTAATACATCAGTATGGCTAGTCTCTGCTGATGCCACCTGTGTGGCAAAGCTAACTGTTACGGCTTGATTATTACTGTCGCCTATGAAGATATTGCCATTGTTAAGGTTAGGTGTAGCGTTAGTACGCCCTGCGCCCATAATTTTTACAGAACCAGTTGAGGCGTGTGATCTCGTAACCTTGCCTACTTTTTGAACAAATGAGCTTTCTCCTGTTGGTGCTGTAGATACAAGCGAGCCAGCTGTAGCGCCTACAAATAACTCATCACCTTCTGTGTAGCTACTGGTGTCTAATCCAGCCAATGTACCAAACGTGTAAACCTCAAGGTTAGCATTGTTGTTAGCGTCTATAGCTGCTAGACCAAAAGCAGGCATCTTTGCAGCATTATCAGCATCAGCCTTACTTACTACGGTGGTGTTGCCAGTTATACCAGAAATATAAACCACATCACCTTTTGTCAGCGCCTCACCTGCCTTCGCCTTAAAAACTACAGCGCCACGTAAATCACCTATAAACTCTGTTGCTTCTGCATTACCAGTAACTGTTAGATCGCCACCTAATACATTTAAATCATTACCAGAAGATACACTAAGGTCTTCACTTATAGTAACGGCATTTTCACCTACCAATAATTTAGCAGTATTGTCATGGTATAAAGTAACACCGCCATCAGGAACAGCACTAATCATGCTTTCGTTAGTGTCTGAAATTACAGAAAAGATATTGCCGTTTGTTTTTAATAGAAGACCTAACTCCCCCGCATCTTCAATTACAGAGGGTTCACCATCATTGTGATAAATCAACAAGTCACTGTCTGTACCAAACTTAGCTTTTACACCATCGTTGAATGAGACATCACCAGTAAACGTAGCACCTGATAGGTTTGCTTTTCCTGAGATGTCTTGATGTGTAGTTAGGTATCTACCATCGAGGTCTGTAGTAACTGTACCGCTATTAGTTTTGGTAAGCGTTAATGTACCATCGGCAGTGTTAAAAGATGCTGAAGTAATCTCTAAGTTCTGTGCTGCAGTTGCGGATGCTAGTGCGTTAGCTGCTGAAGTAGCTGCATTAGTCTCAGATTGTTCTGCAGCATTTTGAGCTTCTTTAGCTTTTGCAGCAAAAGACTGAGCACCTGCAAGCTCTGCTTCATTAGAAGCACTAAAGCTCCCACCTTCAGCAGGATCAGATACTAAACCAGAAGTATTCTGGGGGTCGTAATCTATAGCTGTTACGGGTGGGGATGAGTCTTGTGGCGTGTATTCAATAGCCATGTTCCATCTCCTTAAAGTTGGGCAGTGTTAGAGTAAGTCTGTATATGAGAACCACCCCTTGCTTTCCTTTGTATTTCTTCTTGATTTAACTCTTGTATTCCTTGAAGTTGTTGAGCAGCATACTTAGCTGATCTTTCATCTTCACCTACATAATCAAATGCATGTGCTACCGCACCAAAGAGTAAAACCCTTTCGTTACTATCTCTTAACCAGTTAGGCACTTCAGACCCAACATAGTAATTACCACTAGAAGCAGGAAACTCTACAGAATCTTCAGCATCTATTGTTGAGACAGTAGCAAGACCTGAGTCTATGTTTGCTTGAGTTACTAGGTACCTAGCATCTAAATCTGGTAATCGTCTATAGTAATGTATTTCGTAAACATCACCTAGTTGAGCTGCAGGGTAAAATATTACGGCATTACCCTTACGAGCATAAGACTCTTGTAAATGGTGATAGTCATCATCTTGCATAGAAAGCAGTGAGAGCTTTTCATCAAATACGTAACTGTTACCTTCAGCGTCTATCTTACGAATCTGTATGATCTCTGATAGGTCTGTAGGGAGAGTTAGGGTAGTTTCACCCACACCTGAACTTGTTACCGTAGCGTATGTGTACGTGTATTCAAGTGGTGGTATTCTTAATTTTCTGTAACACAAGTCAGCAGAATAATCTAAGAAGTCAGTAACTAACGCATTTGTTAGTACATTAGAGTCTCGGTTAACCCATGATCTAACTTTTGTAACTAAGGCATCGTATAGTGGAGTTGACATTTATTGTCTCCTTTATTTTAACTTCAACCCCTAGTTACGTTAGATGTTAACAAATTGGGGTACTCTGATTTTATAATTCTTTTTAGTTTAGATACATCTTCTTTGTTTGTCATAAACTCAGAATCATGTAGATTTAATCCATGTTTAGTCAGGATGTCTACTGCTACGATATCTGGTATGATAGCAAAAGACCTATAGTGAGATGCGTCGCCACCTCTTTCCTGTGAATCACGAGAACGCTTTGCAAACTCAAGATAACTAGATACATCTTGAGATGCCCTTATCTTACCATCATTCTCGTTTGTAATTATCCTATTACTCATTATTCCTCCAAATAAAAAGAAGGGGGGCCACAAGGACCCCCCAAGGGTATATAAGTATTAAAACTTATTAACCACCTAGACCTACGATCAAACCAGCAGACTTAGGAGAGCTCACTTGAAGTGTGCATTCCTCAACGATTTGACCAATAGTGCTATCACCTTGTTGACCAACTTCAGTTTCCTGTAGTGGACGCAAAGTAGCAATCTTAAATACTGAGGGATCGTATACAAGAGCACAGAAATCAGCACTGTTAGTTTGAGCATCAGATCCAGTGTTGTGTGCAAGACCCATTACATAGTTAGGTACGATACGGATTTCACCGAAGTCAGAATCAAATAGCTCGATGCTTTGACGGATTTTACCAGTGTCGTCTACGTTACGAACAGTATTTTGAGTAGTACCATGTGCTTTAGAAGACAACTCACGCTTGTTCTTTGGAGAAGTCATTAAAGTAGTAGCTCGACCACCTTCTTCATAGATTTTTTGCATGATGTCATCAACGTCAGATAATTCAATAGCGTCAAGGTTATCATCAGCAGTAGAAGCGGTACGATCAATAGTACCAGCAGTACCAGCGCCTAGACTACTTGGAGCAGTGTATGCACCAGCAGCACCAGCGTTAACTACGTTATCGTTAACCCAAGCTTGGTAACCACCCATAGTACGAGTACCAGTACCGTTTGAATCATTGAAGCTGTGAACTAGGTCAAGCTCAAGATCTCTACGAAGCTCAGTACCAACTTTCTTTAGCTGATAAGCATATTCGTCAGCAACACCTGCTTGGTCTACAGCACGTTTAGTACCAGAAACTTGTACAGTTTTAGAGTTGATTTGAGTGTAGTTACCTAGACGAGCACGGTCACCACCTGCAGCTTGACCAGTAGCCACAGTTGAGAAAGTAGAACCTTCAGCAACAGCGTTAGAACCTGGAGCTAATAGCTCATCAGTTTGCCACTCGTGATAAATACCTTTAGCTTTTGCTTTGCCAATAGATGACATAAATGGAGTTTCATCTCGGCTAACCATTGAGATAAAGTTTGCCAAATCTTCCTTCTCGGACTTGCGAGAGGCGACGGCATTAGTTGTAAAATTTGTTGCAGCCATTTTATAATTTCCTTATAATATAAAAGTTAAATCTAATGTTAGCGGAACTTGCTTAAGGATTTAAGAAATTCTAATTCAGATTTTTCATCCGTGCTTCCAGATAGTACTGCTTCTCGTAAATTACCTGCATCTCTTGCTTTACGCTGACTTGCAGTCATCTTACGTTTAGTAGGTACACCTTTAGCTTTTGGGGCTTTCTTACGTTTAGCAGAACCTTTAGTAGTATTTTGTTTTAACTTTCGATAGTCATCAACAAACTTAACTACGTTAGCATCCATAATAATATCAAGGAAATCTTGAGGAATACCTTCATCCAAAGCAAACTGTCTAACAGCCTCAGAGTCAAAGTCAGGGACTAGTTCTTTGATATCCTCATCAAACTTAGCCATTAACTCATCTACCTGAGATTGTAATACCTCTTCTTGCTGTTTCTGAATAGCACCTGCAATACCTTCTCTTTTATTTCGAGCTTCCCAGTATTTTTTCTGTGCGGTTTCTCTTTTATCCTTGAGCTCATTAAGCTCATACGTATCCCCATCTTCACGGGCTTTCTCTATTTTAGATTCTAAATCATGATACTCTTTAGATAGCACAGTTTCCTCTTGTTGTAACTGTGTAGCTAAAGCAGCACCAAGTTCAATAACTTCATTGGTTTTGGTAGAGTATTCCTCTTTCAATCCCTTTTCAAGTTCACTAACTTCTCTACCCTTCTTAGACAAGTGTTGATCAGTAGCAAAACCTTTACGAAGTTCACCTAGTGAAACATATTCAATTTCCCCATCAACTTTTACGGGTACTGAATACTCCCAGTCAACTTCCTCTTCGGAAGGTAAATCGTCATCTTGGGTAGAATCCTCATCGTCATCATCCTCATACTCTTCATCTTCGTCAGCGTCTTCCTCATAATCATCGGTATCGTCTTCATCTGCAGCGTCTTCATCGGGTGTATCATCTTCTTCTGCAGAATCTTCCGGGTCAAGATCAGATTCATCTTCTTCTGGTAGAGATTCCTCCTCGGGTACGGTGAGACCTAAAAGCTCTCCCATTGGTCCCATAGGAACTGGAATGTCATCAATAGACTGACCATCTTGACCAGCGTAAAAACCAGCGTCATCCGATCGGGTAGAGGCTGTAGTGTTTTTATTGCTCATAATTTATTATCCTGTATTAGTCCTGTTTAACTGCTGCCTTCTTCTTAGGCGCTCGGGTTTTTTCAATCTCTTCTAAAATCTGTAGAGATTTGTATGCGTTGACAAGATCTTCCGCAAAGAATCTTGCTTTACCTGGGCCTATGGCCATCTCATCAACAATTGCAGCTATAGATCGTTTTGCATTCTCTAGTGACTTTGGTAGTTTAACTTCATTTACTTTTATGTAATCCACTATTTATCTCCTTCTTGAGATTTATTATGGTCTAATATTTCTTGGTTGAATCCATAGGTTTCTACTTGTATTAGACGTTCTTTAACTGAACCTAAACCCATAGCTACGTGAAATAAATACTCACGCTCTTTGGTACAGTGTGGTTCTGTTTGTAACCATTGAACAAATAAGTCTACCAGAATATCTGAGTAAGCTTCGGTAAAAAACTCATCTCTTTCTTTCTTTGCAAACATTGCTCTTGTTAAAGATTCTTGAGAATCAATAAAGGGGTTGGTTTTATATTCCCCTGTTTGTTGGTCCATCTTAGGCTTAAACTTTCGCTTAGCCCCATTCTTATACTTATCCACTATATCTCCTCTGGTTAGTGTCTTAAGTTGAAGGGCCCTTTCGGGCCCCTCGATAGATAGGATCACCTCCTATATCATACCATACCACCCTGTTGAGTAATGGCCTGCAACATCTCTGGTGTGAGTTGTTGTTCCATTTGGGGCTCTTGGGGTTTACCGTTACTTCCATTACCTTTCGGCGGTGTCATGGTTTGTCGGATTAAAGATTGAGCTGTCTGATACATTTCTTGTACGTCTGGCTGCTCAGGTACTGGTTGACCTTCTTTAGTAGCTTGAATAGTTAATTTTGACCATTCTTGATATGATTTATCCAAGGCAACAACAAGTTGTTTCAAGTTATCTTGAATAGCATTCTGAGATTGTACATTAGTGTAATCGACATTTGCTTGGTCGAGTGCCATCTTAACCATAAGATTTTGCTCTTCCAAAGCTTTCTTCTTCTCAGCTGCTTGTTGCTGTTGTTTCTTACCTTCCATTGCGGAACCCTTATACTCTTCGGAAGTGTAGTCTACTATGTAGTCTAGTGGATCTTCGCCTAGTGCCTCAATGGTTTTAAAAGCAATCGTAGCGGGTGCTACGGGATCAATGGCCCCTTGGTATCCAGCCTGCATTAGTGCAGGTAAAACTTGTTGGCCAATCATTTGCATTTTCTTTAACACAGTCTGATTACTAGCATCACCAACATCAGCCTCTACTTGTAACATCATGTTATCAGGGAGTTCCTTGATCTCAATAGTTTTGTAGAAGTCGTTGCGGTCGTAGTAACTCATACTTTGAGTACGCATTTCTGTACGCATTGTTTTATACACGCCTTCACAAAGAGCAGCTAAACCTGTCTCCATGAATCTTCTTGCAATATGCTGTATGCGTGTTTGTGCTGCAGACTGTACAGCCGATACTTTCTGTTCTGAGTTTCCTGACACGTAGAGAGTATCGTTTAAACCTTGAGCTGCTTTAGACAGACCATTGGCTTGTTCCTTATGCTTCTGCAAGAACTCAAGCAGAGGCACAGTACCTGATGATAACGCTTCGGGCGGCATGTTTTGAACAGCCCCTGCAGGGTTACCATTAGTAGGTACAATTTGTTTTGGCTTCATATTCTGCAAAGCAGAGAAGTCTACAACATTAGGGTCTGCTAGTTTAGGTGAGTAGTTAGTTAAGTAAGTGTTCTCAACAAACCCACGTAAGATAGCAGTAGATGCCAGTGTTGATGGTCGAGTCATATCAGCCATAGATAGACCAGCCCACTCATGCGGGATGTCAAAAGGCTTCAGCTCTGCAATTGGGATATAATCTACATCTTCTTCAAATAAGATATTATCACCAACTGTTATAAATCTTTTAAGCTCAGATATACCATCACCATCACGGTCAACACGTAACCAACACTCAAGTACACTTGCTACTTGGTTAGCTTCTGTTGTATGACTGGTACTATAAGAAGTATTAGAAAGGCCAACAGAAGTTCTTCGGGCTGCCTTTTCGGTATCCATTGCTTGCATGAAAGTGTAGCGATCATCTGTAGAATCCCAGTCGATAGTATCAGCTTGTTCTGGGTATTGCTTACGGATTTCAGATCGAGTCATTTCAGTTGTAAGTCCAACGAAAGATGCGTCTTCTATAGAGGAAGCTCCTTGGCTTATAAGGAAAGACTCAGGCTCAATGTTCCGAATCTTAATCCCACTCTTATTACACTTGCGCTTGATACGTACATCTTCGTACATACCACCTTCGTTGATAAACAGGTCACCGACTACCTCAACCTCCATATCTGACAGTAGCATATCTAAAGCTTCTGCTGAGATCTCTTCGTATTCTTCAAATGTATATTCGTAGTCTTCTACGTACTCCCAAACTACTGCAGCATTCTTCCATAGAAGAGCTGCCTTCATCCAGGTATTAATAATCTCCCAACCTTTATTCTTTTTAAATAGACAATAGTTGGTAACATCTGAAGCCATACGGGCTCGGTGCACATCCACAGCTGTTTGCGAATGTGGTATAAATTTTGCTAATTTTTTATTATTAAGTAGGAGTTCTGAAAGTACTGCAGAGTACCCCTCAATTGCTTCCACGGTATCTGAGGATACAATCTTAGACACACCTTGTGGTGCTAGGTGCCCTATCGGTTGCATGGCATACTCATAAGTTGCTTTCTCACGCTCATCTGAAAGTTCAGAAGAGTCTAAAAAGTTACCTTGTGATTGCGCTACTTCAGAGCTGATGATGTTCAGTAGTTCATCATCTTCTACTATTTCTTTATATCCTTCTGGGTCTCTCATTTTATATCCTCATATATAGTGGATTAACACAATCCATC